TTGAAAATCCAGGGCATGCTGACTCTTGGTACAAAGCAAAAATGCGGGAGATCAGGAAGCAGCGTACAGTAGACTATTTTAATAAAAAGTATAATTTAGAATTAGATGATTTTGACGTGGCAGATGCATTTGGCATTGCCCACTATTCAAACACGGTGCTAACAGAACGATGAACCTTTATCCCAAAAATATAGATAAACAAGGAGACTACTATAAAGTTTTAGATTCTTTTTATGTATATGCTGGAGATGAATCCGATATGTATGTGCAAAAAAGTTGTAGGGAAAATGGAATTTGGGACATTGATTTAACTAGATTTATGATTGATACAATAAAGCCAGGATGGAATTGCTTAGATATTGGAGCCAATACTGGATATTTTACAGAAGTTATGGCACGTTGTTCTGGTAAAAACGGATCTGTTTTGGCATTTGAACCACAATTAAAATTAGTAGAAAAATATAATGATTCTAGAAAATTAAATAATTATGATGAAGCTGCAGATATTACCATGTACCCTTTTGGACTTTCAAATCAAAATAAAACAACTTACATCAATATTTGGAAAAATAATGTTGGCGGATCTAGTATTGTAGAAGTCCCCGATCAAGGAACTCACCAGGATTTTGGAGAGTATTATAATGAATCTGTAGAAGTAAAAAGATTAGATAGTTTTTATCATAGTACACCAAATTTTATAAAAATAGATATTGAGGCACACGAGCCATTTGCATTTGGTGGATTTAATGAAGAAATTTTTTATTGTCCTATTATTGTAATTGAATTGGGATGGTCGCATCCAAAAGAATTTTTAGAAGACTTATCTAATTATTATACAATGAATAGCTTATTAGGACCAGAGATTACAGTAAATCAAATATCATCTGTACCAAATATGGATGTTGTACTAAGGAGAAAACGATGAAATTGTATCAGAGCCAAACTTGGCTGTACCGCAGATATGTAGTACAAAAGAAAACTGTCACAGAAATTGCGGCAGAGTGTAAGGTTTCTGCCATGACAATACAAAGACACCTAGAGAAATTTGGATTAATTAAAAAATGAAAAGATTTTGGGAAAGCCTAACATCAGCTAATGCTGCAGACGCTATACTTACTGGATATAAGGGTGCTTTTAAAGATATGCCAGTATACGAAGAGGTAATTGATTTGGCAAAGGGCCAACCTCATAGTCATCAATACGTATTAGATTTTGGATGCGGGGTCGGAAGAAATTCAGTTTCCCTTGCCGATAGCTATGTAAATGTAATAGCATTTGATCTTCCTAATATGATAGATTTAGTTCCAAAAGAAAATAAGGCAGATAATATTATATATACATCTAACTGGGACAAGATAAAAACAATTCCCTTTGACACGGTATTGGCCAGTTTAGTGTTTCAGCATATTCATGATGACGAGCTAAATAAATATTTATCTGAATTAAATACAAATAAATTAGTTTTACACAGCCGAACATGGATGGATGATACTGGAACAAAGGTATTGACAATTGTTGAAAAATATTTTAATATAGAGTCCATTGCCTATACTAAAAATACAAACGGAAATGAAAACGATCATTTCCTTGCCTTACTAAGGAGTAAAAGTGCTTGAGCCAGTGTTTCCAGATTCCCCTAGATTTGAGTGTGAAGACTTATATTTGCTTACAGTAGGCACGGAAGCTGGACAAGAGATTTGGGCTACCTGTCATGAAATTGCACACATGTTGGTCAAGAAAAATATCGCCTACGGAAATTCAGCCCTAGAACCTGTGCGTATATTTTCGAAGGCGGGACCAAGAGAACAGCTCCATGTCAGAATTGATGATAAATTAAATAGATTAATGAAGGGCACAGACTATCCAGGCGATAATGATATTGATGACCTAATCGGATATTTGGTCCTATTGAAGATTGCCAAGCAAATGTCTAGTTGATTTTTTAGTCAACTAGGATTATAATATAGATATATGGATATTGAATTAGCGGATCATTTTGACCGCATGAATAAGGTTGTAGAGGAATTACTTAAGGGTAATAATCCTACGCAGATTGCCGCTGTAACGGGTTTTAAACGGGCGGAAGTGTTAGAGTATATAGACGAGTGGAAACAGGTCGTTAGAAGCGATTCTGGGGCTCGTGACAGGGCAAAGGAAGCCATCTCTGGCGCAGACCAACATTATGCCATGCTCATAAAAGAGGCTTGGAGAACCGTAGAAGACGCAGACCAAGCGGGCCAGTTAAATATAAAGGCCACAGCTCTAAAGCTAATTGCAGATATTGAGGGCAAGCGTATAGGAATGCTTCAAGAAGTTGGTCTACTTGATAACGCAGAACTTGCAACTCAATTAGCAGAAACTGAGCGGAAGCAGGATGTTCTCGTAAAAATTCTTAAAGAGGTAACAGCAACTTGCCCTAAATGTAAAATGGAAGTTGCTAAAAGATTATCCCAAATAACTGGGATAGTTGAGCCAGTTGAAATAATCGAGGAAGTCAGTGGATCTTAATTTTAATGATCTCATTGATATCCTAGACGGAGAGGAGTTTGATGAAAGACCAGTCGACTTACGAACATTTGTTACAGGACAAGATTACCTCGCACTACCTCCGCTTTCGGAGCACCAGTATACACTCATTGAGAAGAGCAGTCAGATCTACAAAGAATCAACACTCATCAAGCTTTTCGGAGAAGAAGAAGGATCACGTCGTTACAGACAAACATGTAATGAAGTAATAGCGCAACTTGGCAAAGGTAGCGGAAAAGATTACTGTTCAACTATATCGGTTTCTTATATAGTTTATTTATTGCTATGCCTCAAAGATCCAGCCACATATTATGGTAAGCCTCCAGGGGATTCAATAGATATTCTTAATATTGCTATTAATGCTCAACAAGCTAACAATGTTTTTTTTAAAGGATTTAAAACACGAATAGAAAATTCGCCGTGGTTTATAGGTAAATATGAATCTAAAGCATCCGAAATTAAATTTAATAAAGCTGTAACCGTTCATTCTGGACACTCAGAGCGAGAAGCATGGGAAGGATATAACGTAATAGTTGTTGTGCTAGACGAGATATCTGGATTTGCTACTGAAAATACAACTGGACACGACCAAGCTAAGACAGCAGATGCAATATATGATATGTATAGAGCATCAGTAGACTCCCGTTTTCCAGACTTTGGTAAAGTAATATTGCTTTCGTTTCCAAGATTTAAAAATGATCCCATACAAAAATTTTACGAATCTGTAATTGCAGAAAAAGAAACCATTATAAGATCAGAAACATTGAAACTAGATGACGATTTGCCCTCAGATACAGACGGCAACGAGATATTGGTAGAATGGGAAGAAGACCATATCGTTTCTTACAGAATTCCTAAAGTGTTTGCTCTTAAAAGACCAACATGGGAAGTAAATCCAACTAAAAAGATTTCAGACTTTAAAGTAGCGTTTTATAAAAATATGCCAGATGCTCTAGGTAGATTTGCTTGTATGCCTGCAGAAGCAATAGATGCATTTTTTAAATCTAGAGAAAAAATTGAAAAGTCTTTTAACAATACGGCATTAGCTGTAGATAAATTTGGTAGGCTGGAATCATGGTTTGTGCCAGATCCAGACAAAGAATATTTCTTACACGTAGACCTTGCTCAAAAACACGATCATTGTGCAGTAGCCATGTCTCATGTAAAAAAATGGGTTAATGTAAAAGTAACAGATAATTATTCTCAAGATGCTCCAATAGTAGAAGTTGATGCAGTAAGATACTGGACTCCAACTGCAGAAAAATCTGTAGATTTTACAGAAGTAAAAGACTATATTCTTTCTCTTAGAACAGCTGGATTTAATATAAAAGTTTGTACATTTGATAGATGGAATTCTCATGACATGATGCAACAGCTAAAGGCATATGGTATTGCTACGGAAACTTTGTCGGTAGCTAAAAAACATTACGATGATATGGCTATGATAGTTTTAGAAGAAAGATTAAAAGGGCCACACATACCATTATTAATAGACGAATTACTTCAGCTTAGAATTATGAGAGATAGAGTAGACCACCCAAGAAAAGGCTCCAAGGACTTGGCGGATGCAGTATGTGGATCCATTTATAATGCTATCAGTAGAACTAGACCAGATATAAGTGGAGAAATAGATATTCACACCTACGATAGCTTAAAGTGGGATAGGCAAGACGATGCTATAGTTGCAAGTAAGAATTTGATTAGGGCACCTAAAATGCCTGAGCATCTGGCAGATGCATTAGACGGAATGGAAATAATATGAGCATATATCAAGATAAAGCTAAAGAGTGTAAGTGTTGTGGAAAACATGTGCCTCTGCCAACCGTATTAAAAGAATATGAAGGCAAGATGCTGTGTCCAACAACATTTGCAAATGTTATGGAATATAAAAGAATATGGGGGGCTTCTGGAAAAAGACCGCCTGGAAATATAAGAAAGCACTTCTCCGATTATGTACAGCAGTTGGTGGAAGCTACTATTGACAAAAATGCTGACGGCACAATACAATAGGCTATACGCAACAATAGCCAAGTTGGTTAAGGCC